GCCCTAGGCCCCTTTTCTTATTGAAAATCTTTATGCTAAATCTGACCAACAACACTATTTTTATATAGTGCTAAATTAGACCAACAACATGATTTCCACTAGAATTCGCTAAACCTTTAATTAGGCCAACAACGACAAGCTTAATCCCTCTTTTGCTGAAATCTAAACATTCCATTCACCCTATAAAATCATAAAATCACAAAAACGCATTAGCGCACTATACTGTCTCTTTGACTCTATAATTTAAAAACATTTGACTCCGTCTTGTGGGAAAATTTTTATCTAATTTGTTGATGTTTGCAAAACCTCTCTATCACTTGGACCGTTTTACGGTTATTTGATATGCAAGTTCCGACTCACCCTCTGATATTAAATTAGTACCTAATGTAGGATGATTTTATTTTAAAATTGAACTGACCCCTGACTCTAAGCTTCTTTAGTCAATCATTAGCCTTAAATAATACACCCCTATCATGCACAGGTGCATGTTCTCCGACATACTGGTATCTCAAAATTTTATTACAACTATCATGAACAACTTTACTTTCTCTGCTAGTTTGCTCTCTGGAAATGATTTCGAATCCCCAGCCAACTGCCTCTCGTGCTCCTCATCTACTGATGAGTTATTCATTGCTTTACGCAATGAGAGACGTCGCAGAACCTCTACTGGTTCCCTTATTGTGCCTCAATCGCACAATATGCTTAAAACAAAACGCGTTAGCATCTCTTCAGATGTTGACACTATTCCTGATAACAATATTATCTCCCCCTTTAGACAGCTCGAATCGTTCCATACTATCGTTGCTTCTTTAGATACTATTTGTCGTCCAGATACTCCCTATCCCCAATCCAATATTGATCCAGTTAACCCACTTCCCAAGACTACTTCTCTCGATGATTTTTATGCTCTCGATAGATATCAAAACAGTGGTGTTGGCCATTTTATGGTTATTCGCAATGACGTAATATTTGCTCTTGATTTTAAAGATCTGACAAATATCATTCTCGCCTATCCCGAACTCCAAAATCTCGCTAATAACAAAATCATTTACTTCTCTTTAGATGTAAGTGGTGAACTTAATGAGCAGCTTCTTAGCTTTTCTAATATGCTTTTCCTCTTACAATCTTATCAATCCATTCTCTTTCCTCAATCTGATATTCCCAAAATTACTCAACGTACCGTCAAACGCACTTCTTATAGAAAGTCGACTCTAAACTCATTCTCCATGTCTCGACCTAATTCGAAGTCTTATCGTGAAAACGTTATTGCTTACTCTCGCGAACACAAACTCCAGAATCTCGTGCTGCCTGCTCTCCAAGGCCGTGATTCCGAAGTTCCCTATGTTCCTGCTCCTCAGATGAATCCTTTTAATCTACCCGTTAATGTATCTCTTGACGATGATCTCAATGACTCCATTTCTAAACTCGTGGATGCTATATCCAAAGGTATAGACGTGAACCACAATATCGACCCTGCTATTACTGCCGCTCTCACTAACATGACGAATACTATTTCTAAGGGTGTCCCGATTAGTGCTAAGATTGGTATTGACGCTTATTTGCCTGATTCCACTACTATAGCCTATTTAATTGGTATTATTGCTGCTATTGTTTACCACTATAACAATCCAACAAAAGAAACTTTAAATATCGTTCTTGCTGTTTTTGCAGCATCCTCTCTTTCAAGTCAACTCATCTCTGTCCCTGGCTTCCTTGAGTTGGGCTATGAATTAAGTCAATATGTCGCTAAAATGTTTGACTTATCACCACAAATGAACTCCAGCTCCTTAGATAAAATCATCACTTCCCTCGTAATGATGTTTATCGCATACACCACTGGTAGCTCCAATCAACCTTGGGTCGTCTCTATTTTGACCCAGGTTTCCAACTTTAAACGTAACCACGATTCGTTCTCGATGTGTGTTACTTCAGCCATAAAACTGCTTGAGACCATAATTTCTTTTGTCACTCGCGATGTTTTAGGTGGAAATTCCTTCGTTTTCCTCGAAACTAATCGTGATGATATTAATTTGTTCCTCTCGAAAACTACAAAATTGAGCGATGATATCCACAATAACAAATTTGCCTTCACTACCGCTAATGCACTCTTAGTACACCAATTATGGCTAGATTGTAAGGAATTGATCCTTAAAATTCCACGGGGAGAAGATAGCGGTATAATACTAGCACTCAATAATGCATGCCAGTATCTCGCTTCCCAGAAGAAACTTCTCGATGGAATGAATCTCGGTTTTGCTGGTTCACGGGTTGAACCTGTCAGTGCTCTCTTTGTCGGTCCTCCAGGTACTGGTAAATCTACTCTTCTAATGCCCCTATCGTATCGAATACTTGACGCTCTGCTCCCCTCAGAAAAGAAATCTCAATTTTTACAAGATCCCGATTCTTTTATCTACAATAGACAAGCCGAAACAGTATATTGGGACGGCTACAACATGGATAAATGGATTACTTTCATTGATGACCTAGGTCAAATGCGTGATGTTGCTGGTAACCCTGATAATGAATGGATGAATTGGATCCGCATGGTATCTAGTTTTAATTACACTTTACACATGGCCGCTCTTGAAAAGAAAGGCAATGTTTCTTTCCAGTCCAAAATTGTTCTTGCTAACACTAATCTTAAAGTTTTTAACGTTGAGTCTATTATTTCTCTTGAAGCATTCACGCGCCGAGTTGATAAATGCTATCTCGTGGTCCCAAAGCTTGAGTACTGTAAGATCGAAACCTCTGAAGGCCCCCTATGGGGTCGCCGACTCGATGGATCCAAACTTCCTATTGGACCTCTTGGTATAACAAACTTAACACCCGAAACGTCAGATTTCTTTGAAATAGATCCTATGACTAATCAAGAGACCGGTAAAGTTTTAACATTCAATGAGGTTGCTAAAACCCTTATCGATATGCAATTAATTAAAGAAACGCGATTCCAACAAAGTCAATTATATTTGAAAACAATTCCCACTTCAGTTCCTCAAGGAACCGACTTTAAAGTTCCCCAAGGTTTTTGCGAAAATATAGACTCTAATCCTCTTTCAGAGGATATTAGTAAGACCCTCGTGTGTGCTTTCAAACACATTCACGGGTATGCAGCTACTGTTGAGTATTGCACCCAATATTTTCTCAATATGTTTGGTCCAACGCTCATGAATTCCGGTAAAGCTAACAAAGATCAGATAGAAGAATTTGAAATCTCTATGTATGATTTGGAACTTGATGACCCTTCTCAGTTCCTTCCAAAGCTCAAAGAACCTCGTGCTCTTGACAGATTGCTTGAAGTTTTTAATAAAGCTAAAATTGATTTTATGACCGTTCTAGCTAAATCCCCGAATTGGTTGGTCCGAAATTCCCAAATGCTTATCTCCCATCTTAAGAAGCATTGGATCACCTACGCTGGAGTTATTTCCACAGTTATTGCTACAGGTTTATTGACCACTATTGGAACCTCTTTATGGGAACGTATTGAACCTTTCTTCAATCAATCGTATTCGGGAAAACCACAACGTGATCGTAAAACCCAACCCAAGCGTAAAGCCTTAAGTACCAAGGATTTCCTTTCTAAAGCTACACAATCTGTTCACGTCCCCCCTGCACAACAGTCTTCTTCCAAATACGATCTCTCCAATCAGAGTATTATCTCGAAAATCGTAAAACGAAACTGTTACGAAATATATCTCCCAGATCAAGAGACTAAGATTGGTTATGCAACCTTTGTTAAGGGACGTACCTTTGTGATCCCTAAACACTTTGCAAATGAGATTTATTATATTCTCGAAGAGTACCCTACTTATACTGATAGGTTAGTTACTTTCAAAAAGTCCGATTCTCATATTATTTTCCAGTGCTCAATGGCAGATATGATGAATGTTGTTTCGACAACCTCTCTTGATTCTCTTGATGCTGTTTTTGTTCAAGCTCCTATACACTTTAATGTACATGCTGATATTACAAAATACTTTATGTCTCGAGAAGCTATATCAAAGTATAAAATCTTAGATTTTTGTCTCGTCCTCCCTGGTTGTTCTACAATAGAAAAATGGATGGGTAAAGCATTCCCTATACGATCTGAAGTTATTACAGCTGAAGTTTCCTATTCTCTTGATAAAGGTTTTAAATACCAAGCTATGACCAAAAACGGTGATTGTGGTGGCTTGTTCACTATCCTCGATAACTATTCAGGTTGTGGTAAAGTTCTTGGAATCCATGTTGCTGGTTCACCATCTACTGGCACAGGCATTTCTACTTGTCTTTCTTATGAAGACGTTATGGAAAATTTACCTAAAGATGAAATCCAGTTTGATTTTGAAGATGATTCCTATCCACAGATGTTTACAACTATACTTGATGGTCGTTTTGAAGAAAAGTATGTCTCACCTCTTAAAGCTTCAAGTGCTACGAACACGAAGATTGTGAAATCTCCCCTTCACTCGACCTGGGGTCCAGCTCTTACCTGCCCCGCAAAACTACGTCCATTTTCGACAGTTGAAGGCGGCGAGATAGATCCATACAAAAATGCTATCTCTAAATATTGCTATCCCTATATACACATTAACGCTTCCCAAATTAGAGATGTCGGAAATATGATATTTGATAATATAATCAAAGTTAGTAAAATCTCTGTTGAAAAACGACTTTTAACTTTTGATGAGTCTATCTTAGGCATTGAATCAGAACCTGATTTCGTTGCCATTTCTCGAATGACGAGTTTAGGTTTCCCAGATAACGCTCTCCCTGGAAAGAAAATGAAAGGGAAAACCGCTTATTTTGGTACCTCTGATGAATACGATATTTCTAATACAAAAGCGTTACAGCTTATAGAAGAGTGTCGCGCAATCGAAACTAAAGCTTCCAATAACATTCGAACTGAACATATCTATGCAGACTGTTTGAAAGATGAGCGTCGCCCTATCGAAAAGGTTGTTCAAGGTAAAACCCGATTATTCTCAAGTTGCCCAATACGCTTGTTAATATTATTCCGCCGATATTTCGGATCATTTATGCTATTTTGCCACAAGAACCGTATCGAAAATGGTTTTGCAGTTGGGGTTAATCCCTACTCTATTGAGTGGGAACTTATAGCTCAGAAACTTGGGCGTTTCGGTCCTGCTTCAGTACCCAATAAAGGTGCTGGAGATTACTCAGGTTATGACGGTAAACTAAAACCCGCTGTTTGTTGGGATATTCTCTCACATATCAATGAATGGTATGCTGATGACTCTTCCAACATCCGATCAATTCTATGGTTAGAGGTTGTCAATTCGACTCACATTCATTATAATACTGTTTATGGTTGGCAATCTAGTAATCCTTCTGGCCAACCTCTTACCACTCTTCTTAACAATATTTACAACCATTATGTTGCTGGATATGTTTGGTATAAAACCAACAACTTTGATATCACTGAACTTCAAAATTTCTATGATAATGTATACTATATCACTCTTGGTGATGATAACCTCTTTTCTGTTCGTTTAGAAAAGATGCACTTATTTAATGAAAAGATGATGGAAATTCACTCTAAAGATCTTGGTATGGAATACACCTCCGAAACCAAAGGTGTCGTTAAAGACGCTATGAGACCTCTCGAAGAAGTATCATTTCTCAAGAGGAAATTCCGTTATGAAAAATTATATGATAGATTTTGCGCTCCCCTCGATTTATCTGTCATTCTTGAGATCCCTTATTGGATAACAGATTCGTCTGATGCGCACTCTCGTATTCACGATAATGTCAATACCGCTATGAAAGAGTTAGCTCTTCATGGTTCTGAGGTGTTTGATAAACACTCAAAAGAAATAATCAACAGTTATAAAGAACATTGCAATAGCTCCCCTGACGTCGTAAGACGCCCTGTGTTGCTTAGAATGCTTCAAAACTCTGTTGAGTGGTATTAAATACCACCGTCTGCAATGACGTTAAACTAAAGTTGTTAGGTACTTACAAAACTAACTAGTTTATAGATTTACAATCTTAGAGTGTGATCTTGCCATTGAATAATAAGCTTTCTTCAATATTTGGTAATGCTACTTGAATAGTCTACGTATTTACGTGAGGCAGACTTTAAAGCCTCAAGAAAGCTACGGTTTTCACGTTTAATTCGGCGTGTTAATCACATAAATGAATTGCTGAACAAATAGATAATCCACTCTTCGTGTCCGAAGTAAAAGGACCAGAAGCTACGTCTTCCTCCCCCTCTGCAACTACCAACTTTACTGCTTCCGCAGATGTTGTTATTTCAGAAACTGTACAATATACCCCGCTTAATGCTCTTCTCCTCACAAACGCTGAGACTAGTTCTGAGCAAAATATACACGATTTCCTGATGAAACCCTACCGGTTTGTTTCTGGTTCGTTAGCGTCTACTGATACAAATTCCACTTTCACTCCCATTAATTTACCTACAGATCTCACCGCTGTTGAACCTTTTGCATCAAAACTTAAGGGTTTTATGGGCATGAGAGCTGATATCACTGTAAGATTACAAGTAAATGCTAATAAATTTCAACAAGGTAGATATATTCTCGCCTTCTGTCCACTAGTGGGTTCTGGCACTTCCAATATTGAAATAGCAACTAATGTCAGATTCGCTAATCTCACTACAATTACACAATTGCCTCACGTTGAGATAGATCTAAGTCTTGAAACTGAAGCTATTCTTAAAATACCTTATGTATGTATTATGTCCCATTTGCCTATTAATCCTTCCACCCCTGGCTCTAACGGCTTACTTGGTGTTCTGAGATTATTTCCTTATTCTCCACTTGTTTCAGTTGCCGGTTCCACTACAGCATCTTATGATATATATATGAATTTTGAAAACATATATCTCGCCGCTCCAGTTGTTCCACAATCCGGTAAGTTTAAACCCAACACTGTCACTTCTGAACAAAAGAATGCTGGAGTTGGTCCTATAGAGGCTATTGCGACTAAAATCACTAGAGTATCTAATCTAATTGGTGAATCCTCTCCTTCCTTAACCGCGCTTGCAGCGCCCGTCTCTTGGGCAGCAAATCTTGTAGCAGGAGTAGCTTCTGTATTTGGATGGTCTAAGCCTATAAATCTAGCTCACGCCACTAGGGTAACAACTTCTGTTGCTCCTTATATGGGAGTATCTGATGCTGTAGACAACTCTTACTCGCTCTCTGTTTTCGCACAAAACCAAGTTGAAGTTCTGCCTGGTTTTGCTGGGAATGATCTTGATGAAATGTCAATTGACTTTATTAAGTCGATACCTGCCTATTATAAGACATTCACGTTTACAACAGCCAATATCTCTGGTGATGTTTTACTTAATCTAGCTGTCGGACCTAATAGTTTTTACACAAGTTTCGTTTCTGGAACCAAAACTGCATTTTGTTTTACACCTGTTGGTATGCTCACTCGTTTTTTCGCTTATTATCGGGGAGGCATTCGACTAACTTTTAAGATTGTTAAAACTGAATTTCACTCTGGTCGAATTGCCCTTACTTTTAACCCTCTCGCTCCCTATCAAGCAAGCACATCCACCTCCGTCGCTAATGCTCCCTATGTACATAGAGAAATTATAGATATTAGGGATGGTAACTCCTTTGACTTTATTGTCCCATATGTAGCTCTTACACCATACAGAGCTGTCAGTGAAGCTTTCGCTAATGTAACAATGACTGTTATTAATCCTCTTATTGCTCCTGCAACCGTATCTTCTACTGTAACTTTTCTTCTTGAAGTTGCAGCTGCCCCAGATATGGAATTTGCTTTCCCTTACCTATCTGACACTGGTCAGTATGCTACAGCTGTATATAATCCGCAATCTGCTACGTTTATTCCTAAAGCTGATAAAAATTCTATCGCTTCCTCCATTATGGGACGTAGCACTCTAAAACATGACGGTTACATATCCGCTAGAGCTTGTGTTGGGGAAAAAGTTGTATCCATTTTGAGTTTACTTAAAAGAAATTATAAGATTTTTTCTTCTACAGGCCCTTTTTCCTTCGACCCTTATCTTATTCCCATTGCTGAGACTACAGTAGCTGCCCCCAACATTCCACCTTTTATTGGAGATCCTTATGCTTTCTTTTCGTCATGCTACGCTTTATCGCGTGGTTCTGTTCGAATTAAGGTTATACCCACTACCGTCTTTACCTCTAGTCCTTCAGCCTGGCTCACTTATGCAGCATCTGGCACCTACTCTCTCTTAGCACTATTTGTAGTTAATGCTGGTTATATAGCTCCAGCTTACTTTTCAAAGGATTTTATTGAAGTCCAAGTTCCACAATATAACAATGCCCATAGCAGATCTGTTTGTGACATTCTTGGTTCTGGAGTTTATTTTACCAACGATCACTCCTTTTTAGGAAGTTCAGATGGTATTCTTAATGTGTCAATTGGCGCTGCAGATACCTCTACGACTCTGAGGTCTGTTGGAGATGATTTCCAACTAGGATACTTTTGTGGTGTCCCCCCTCTCTTTATCTAAAGAGTTGATGCTTTTCTCAAAGTTTAAATGAGACGTCTTGCAAACGTATAATTGCATACCAAGTTCTACTTACACGGTTACGCAGTGTGATGTCCGGTTTGACGCCCGGCACTCAGTAGAGTCCCCCTAATTCCTTCACGTTCCTGGTTTATGACCGAACATTGATAACGCCCCCCAGGTCCTTAGGGGTGCTATCGACGCTGCATGGGTAAATGCAGTGCTAATCTTCGCTAGCGTATATGCGGGGCGTTCTCGTTCTTACAAAAAGACAACAAATTTCCGC